ATTTGGGGTAATAAAACTTTACAAATCGCTCAATCGGCACTTGATAGAATCAACGTAAGAAGATTGTTATTACAAGCACGTAAGTTGATTTCAGCGGTTTCAGTAAGATTACTATTCGAACAAAACGACGATATCGTAAGACAACAATTCTTGGACGCTGTTAATCCAATCTTGGATTCAATCAGAAGAGATAGAGGTCTTTATGATTTCAGAGTGACAGTTAGAAATACACCTGAAGATTTGGATGCTAATAGATTAATCGGTTCAATTTACATTAAACCTACAAGAGCATTAGAATTCATTGATATAACATTCTATATCACTCCAACAGGGGCTTCATTTGAAAACATCTAATATATGAATAAGAACAATAAAAAAAATACAACTCAAATAAAAGAGTCCAAACCGAAACAAATAGTTATAAGTGAGGCTCAATTAGAAAGGTTGATTCAAAAATTGTCAAAATGATTAAAAAAGGGATATATAAAAGACCGGCCCCCGTGTCCGAAGGGATTACGGAGGCCGGAACTCCCGACATGAAGTATTATGCTTTTGATTGGGACGATAATATTATGAACATGCCAACAAAAATTATCTTAAAAAAGGATGATGGTGAAGAAGTTGGAATGTCAACAGAGGATTTTGCACATCATAGAACTATGATAGGTAAAGAAGACTTTCAGTATGATGGTAATACAATCGTAGGTTATGCGGAAAACGCTTTTAGAAACTTTGTAGTTTCGGGAGATAAGAAATTTATAATAGACTCAATGACAGCCCCTACCGGTCCTGCTTGGTCTGATTTCGTTGAAGCAATTAATAACGGTTCAATATTTGCTATTATCACTGCAAGGGGTCATACACCATCTGTTTTAAGAGAGGCGTGTTATAATCTGATATTATCGAACAGAGATGGTATATCCTTCACAGAACTTATTAGAAATCTTGAAAAGTATAGAGACATTGCAGGATTCGAAGGAAACCAAGATAAAATGGAAATACTAAACGAGTATCTTGATTTATGTAGATTTTATCCTGTGGCATATGGTGAAGGTTCATCAATTAGCCCTGAAGAAGGAAAAATAAATGCGATGAAAGAATTTATGTCTTATATAAAAGAAGTTTCAAACACAATTGGGAAAAAGGCTTTTTTAAAAAACGACGTAAGTAATAATTTTATACCCGAACCAACTTTAGGTTTTTCAGACGATGATATTAGAAATGTCGAAACTATGAAAAAACATTTTGAAAATGAACCTGATAACATCCTACAAACCTACTCAACTGCAGGAGGAATAAAAAGAAAATACTAAAAAAAATAAAATTGATAATATTTATCATAAAAACAATAAACAGAACTAAAAAAAATAAATAAAATGGCTGATTTACTAATGAAAATGCCCATCCCGTATGAACCAAAAAGACAAAATAGGTTTATACTAAGATTTCCATCATCTTTGGGCATAAACGAATGGTTTGTGGAATCAACTGCGAGACCACATATTACAATTAATCCTGTTGAAATTCCCTTCCTTAACACTTCTACATACGTAGCAGGACGTTTCACATGGGGTACACTCAACGTTAAATTCCGTGACCCAATTGGTCCATCGGCTTCTCAGGCTCTTATGGAGTGGGTACGTCTATGTGCTGAATCAGTAACAGGTCGTATGGGTTACGCAGCAGGTTATAAGAAAAATGTTGACTTAGAAATGTTAGACCCAACAGGTGTTGTAGTTGAAAAATGGATTTTAGAAGGTACATTCTTATCGGATGTTAACTTCGATTCATTGGCATACAATACAGATGCGTTAGCAAGTATCACGGCAACCATGAGAATGGACCGTTGTATTTTGGTTTACTAATTTTCTCATCATATTAATAAAAAGTCCCAAGCACACAGTGTTATGGGATTTTTTTGTTTATTTATTTGGATACGATATTATTATTGTAATAAAAAAACAATATGGAACAAGATATTTCAGTTTACGGTCAAATGAATTTTAATTTACCACATGACGTTGTACCGTTACCAACAGGTGGTGTATTCTACAAAAATAAAAAGAAATCTATAAAAGTAGGTTATCTAACTGCGGCAGATGAAAACATTTTATTGAACGCTTCTTCAACTAATAAAGATGGAGTGGTGATTCAATTAATGAGAAGTAAAATGTATGAAAACGACATTAGACCTGAAGAATTGTTGACGGGTGACGTTGAGGCTATTTTAATATTCTTAAGAAATACCGCATTTGGTACAAACTATGACATTACTATAACAGACCCACAAACTCAAAAAAGATTTAATGTAAGTCTAAACTTGGACGAACTTAATATCAAAAAAACAGAACATAAACCAAACGAGGAAGGTTCATTCATCGTCAAATTACCAAAATCAGGTAATGAAGTTAAGATTAGACCTCTATCTTTGGGAGATAGTTTGGATATTGAGAAAATGGTTGATAGTTATCCAACAAACAGAGTCGCACCAAAAGTTACTTGGAAATTAAATAAACAAATTGTTGCCATTGACGGAAATACCGATAAAGGTATGATAGCACAATTCGTTGAGACTATGCCAATCATGGACTCTAAATTCATCAGAACATTTCTGAATGATAACGAACCGAGATTGGACTTACAAAAAGAAGTAACCGCCCCGTCAGGAGAAAAAGTGATTGTAGATATCACATTCGGGGTGGAGTTTTTTCGGCCTTTCTATTGATTATAGAAAAATAATCTCTGACGAATATTTTTATTGTACAAAGTACCTTAACATATCGTATTCTGATTTTTTAATTTTACCAACCTATCTAAGAAAATACTTAATAAACAAGTTGATTGAGATGAGTAGTCCTCAAAAATAACCAATCATAATATTTATAAAATAAAATTATGATGTTAGACGACGAAACAGATGGAAAAGACGGTGGTAAGGGTAAGAAAAGTTCATATTTTACGGATGTAAAAACTGCTACAGCAAGAACGTTTGAAAAAACAGAAGGTAGGGTTTTTAAAATAGGTGATACAATAGCCGCGGCAAATAAAGCGACAATAGAATTAAACCAATCTTTAGGGGGTTCAGAGTCTATCGCATCAACAATAGGTACTACTTTTGTTGATGCGGGTCAAAAACTATTACTTTTAACTGATAAAGTTACTTCATTAGAAGAAGGTATGCAACTGGCCGCTGAGACTAACAGAGAGTTGATGGAGGCCACAGGAAGGGCTTATATAGCATCGGCAGATGAACTTGCCGGAATAATTGCCTCACAACGAGCGTCAGGTGTACAAGCCGAAAAGTTACTTTCAACTTTTAAAGGACAAGGATATGCATTAGAGGGAATACCAAAAACTATACAAAAAGTAATTGATACCACAAAACAATTGGGTGTTAATTCCGCTTTAGTAACCGAAACGGTTGTTAGTAATCTCGGTAAACTAAATACATACAATTTTGCTAATGGAGTTGAAGGTCTAACTCGAATGGCGGCACAGGCCGCAGTCGTTGGGGTTGACCTTAGTAAGACGTTTAATATTGCTGAAGATATGTTTGACCCCGAAAAGGCGGTAGAATTAGCATCGTCTTTACAAAGATTGGGTGTCGCAACGGGTGATTTATTAGACCCGCTCAAATTAATGGATTTAGGACAGAACAATCCACAGGAGTTACAAAACCAAATAGTGGAAATGTCCAAAAGGTTCACTTATTTCAACGAACAAAATCAAAAATTTGAAATATTACCTGGTGCTAAATTACAATTGAGAGAAGTTGGTAAGCAATTGGGTATGAATGCCGATGAATTGGCAAGAATGGCGATAGGAAGTTCAGACCTCGCCAAAAAAATGAATGAAATTAGATTTCCTGAGTTAGATACAGGTCCAATAACGGAAGACCAAAGAATGATGATAGCCAATCTATCTGAGATGAAAGATGGTGAATACAAAATCAAGATACAGGAAACTACCGTTAATGATAAAGGGGAACGAATGACAACTGGTCGAGTACTTGACAAGTCAACCTCTGAGTTATCCGCAGAAGACTTCAAAAGTTTAGAATACGCTCAAAAAGAAGGTACAAAAAGTTTAGAACAGATTGCTCTTGAATCTATGAGTTATCAACAACGAACTTTGAATGTACTAGAGAAGATTGAGAGTTCCGGCAGAGGTGCTTTAGTAACCTCGAGAGCGGGTATTAAAGGTCAAGAATTAGTGGCAAATACAATATCTGATTTAATTGGGTTAACAAAAGAAAGTTTTACCGCAAAAGGAGGTAGAGACCTTTTGAATGATGCAACTCCCGCTTTGAGAGAATTTGGTGAAAAAATGATTGCCGCTTATGAAGATGGTAAAATGAGTGAAGAAGAGAAAAAAGAGTTAATAAAGTCAGGAAAAAATATCAGCACGAAATTTGCCGCCTCATTTGAAAAAGGTGTGGACGTTTTCAAAAAATTTCAAGAATACGCTAAAAATTACCCAAATGAGGTTAGGAATTCAATAGATGCGGCAACAAAAAATTTGGAAGGTCAATATGGTGAGGATGGTACTTCATCCACTAAGGCCAAAGACACTGAACCTACATATATGAAGGCACAAAATGCCGACGAATTAATGAATGGCATAATAAAAGATAGAGATAAAGATGTTACTTCACAACAACCTGTAACTAATAACAACCAAAATGTTAGTACAACTAATAACGCTCAAAACACAAATAATAACGTTAGTACGACTAATAGTACTTCAAATAACACAAATTACGACCAAACATTTATCGACCAAACACAAAAAATAACAAAACAAATGGCAAGCAATAGTAACCCGTTTGATTTGTCACCTATGGTGAATTTACAAGGAGAACAACTAACTGCAAGTAAAGGAAGTTTAACTGAGTTACAAACTTTGAATTCTAATATTAATAAGAGTAATGAAACTTTAATTTCTGCAATGTCAAAAATTACATTACCTAAAGAAAATTACACTGAACCGACAAAAGAAATTAATACAACAATTGTTCAAACCACAGAACCAAAACAAAACACCGTAACTCCAGAAATTAATATAGACCCATTAGCCGATTTACAAAAAGAACAATTAAGTGCGTCTAAAAATAATTTTGATTTGATTAGTAACAATCTTTCAAATAAAGGTCAAGGAGATGACAATCAAATTAGTAAAAGTATTGAAGAACTCAGTTCAAAAATGAGTAATGATGGAGACCTAACATTAGGGGATATATTACCAACACAAAAAGGAATACTATCCTCAACCGATTCAATGGTCGCATCTATTAATAAGATGGGTGAGAACTTGATTTCAGCAACATCAAAAATGTCAGAACAAAAAGACAATTTGGTAGAACCGACAAAAGAAATTAATACAACAATTGTTCAAACCACAGAACAAAAACAAAATACTGTAACACCAGAAATTAATGTAAGCCCATTAGCAGATTTACAAAAAGACCAATTAAGTTTATCCAAAAGTAATTTTGATTTGATGAGTAACTATTTTTCAAATAAAGACCAAGAGGGTAATGGAAAATTCGTAAAAAGTCTTGAAGAAATTAGTTCAAAAATGAGTAATGACAGTAACCTAACTTCTATAGGGGATATATTACCAACCCAAAAAGGAATATTAACATCAACTGATTTAATGGTGGCATCTATTAATAATTTGGATGAGAAGTTAATTTCCGCAATGTCAAAAATTTCAGAACAAAAAGAAAATAATACTGAACCAACAAAAGAAATTAACACAACAATTGTTCAAAATACAGAACCAAAACAAAATACTGTAACCCCAGAAATTAATATGGGCCCATTGGCCGACTTACAAAAAGACCAATTAAGTTTATCTAAAAATAATTTCGAGTTAATGAGTAACTACTTTTCAAATAAAGACCAAGGGGATGACAGTAAATTTGTAAAAAGTATTGAAGAAATGAGTTCAAAAATTACAGGTAATGGTGACTTGACCTCAATCGAGGGAATACTACCAACACAAAAAGAGTTACTAACCTCAACCGACTCAATGGTTGCGTCTCTTAATAATTTGGATGAGAAATTAATTTCTGCAATGTCAAAAATTTCAGAACAAAAAGGAAATATTGTAGAACCAACAAAGGAAATTAACACGACAATAGTCCAAAACACAGAACCAAATCAAAACACCGTAACACCGGAAATTAATATGGGTCCATTGGCGGATTTACAACAGGACCAATTTAATTTATCAAAAAGTAATTTTGAGACGATGAATGGTTTTTTTTCAAATAAAGACCAAGGAGACAACGGTCAACTTAGTAAAAGTATTGAAGAAA